TTGGCACAAGACGCCCGAAGGGGTTTCTTTTTGGGGCACCGTCGACGAAGGCCAACACCCGCTAATCCCAGCCGCATCCATCGAAGACCTGCGCAGGGCTGGCATGATGCCGGAGCCGGAAAAGGTGATTCAAAGTTTTGAGCGCGTGGACACAGCCCCGCCGCCGTTCCTGTGCAAAATCCGTCATTATGGAACGCCATGCGAAAAGCAATGCGCTGAGTGCGCTGTGGATGAACGGGCGGCGAAACGCAAACCCTCAATCACCCTGGAAGATTACGCCCGCATGGAGCGCGAGGACGAAATAAACGAACTGATTCAAACCATGCTAACCCCTGAAGAATTGCGCGGTTACTACATGGGCAATATCATAAAGTACCGGATGCGAGCAGGCAAGAAAGCGTTCACAGGCGAAGACCAGTCGGATGACCTGTTTAATGCGCGGAACTTTGAAGGGCTGCTGGCTGAATTGGAAAGGGGTGAAGGATGAACCTTGACAAACTTTTCAAACACCTTGCCGACGAACACGGCCTGCTGCTGCTTGAATCTGAAAAGCGGGAAATATCGGATTGCTTGCCGAAACTGCGGAAAAAGGAACATGACAGCAGTTTTATTCTTGGCGAATTGTCCGAAAAAATAAAAGGCATGAGGCAGTTTGTGGTTCAGCATTACAATCAAATGTCAGCAGTAGGGGCTTTAACCGTCATAGATGAACTTGAATCATGGTTAAAAAATCAGTCATTATAACACTACTCGCCCTGCTGCTTGAATCTGAAAAGCGGGAAATATCGGATTGCTTGCATAATAAAAAACAATCTGAGTTCGATTGGGATATAATCCGTATTTACATCGCTATTGTTGTATTTGTGTTGCTCTTTATCATTGCAATGATGGTTTAACGACTATGAGAACTATAACACTACTACTCGCCATGCTGCTAATCGGATGCAGCACGGAAAAAAGACTAAATTATGAAACATTACAAAATAACTTATGAAAGTTGAATTATTATCTCATTTTGGGAACGATGACATGATTGTAAACGTAGCTCGTGTGAGCTATGGTAAAGAATCCTCTAACTACACAAAAGAACAAAATGTAAACCTTTTAAAATATTTGTGGAATCATGGGCATACTTCTCCATTTAGACACCCTCAATTACAATTTAGAATATCATGCCCAATTTTTGTGGAGCGACAGATTTTTAAGCACACTGTTGGAATATCTGTGAATTCTATTAGCGGTCGTTATGTTGACTTTTCTGACGAGTACTATTCTGTACCAGTTGGTGGGTGGAGAGAACAATCTAAAGATTCAAAACAAGGAAGTGCAGGACCTATACAAGATGCTTATCAGATACTAGCTAATAATATTCAACAGCAAGTAATCGACTTTACCAAATCAAGATACGATATGCTTATATCTTTGGGCGTTTCTAAAGAACAAGCTCGCATAGTCCTCCCGTTAAATTTAATGACTGAATTTATATGGACTGGCTCTCTTCAGGCTTTTATTCATCTGTATAACTTAAGAAGTAAGCCAGATGCGCAAGCTGAGACAAAACAACTTGCAGAAATGATGATGATTGCAGTACAAAATATTGAAGGTAATCCATTTGAACACACATTAAAGGCATTCAATTTCACATGAACAAAACACAAACATATTGGCATCTATTTCAAACAGCCGACCCTTCGTGGATAAAAAATAACCCCGGCAAATGGGCTGAAATTTGCGAGCATATCAAAAAATATGGTAGGTTTGTAGGCCTTAGAAAAGCAAATCACATAAGAAGAAGAACAAATCAAGCAACTAACTTTTAAACCATGGGAAATAAAAAAGAAGCAGTTTTTGCACTCGTAAACAAATTCCAAGGAGTAATCTACTCTAATTATTACGCCACTACAGGAATTACAAAAATCAAAGTAATCTTCAACAACGAGAATGAAGAACAAGAAAAGTACACCGTTATGTCTGCAGATGAAGAGCTTTCGTACTCATTGATGTACGATAAGATTAGCAGATTCCGAAGCATTTAACCTCTACAATCTCCTATGAATAAGAAAAAGGCCTCACAAGGGCCTTTTTCCTTTTCTTTCCTGTAACATTATTATCTATGAAAAACAATACAGAAGTAAGCGTAAAATCATCTAAAGAACTCTTAGAAGACCTAGACAAGCTAATCGAAGAGGAAATTGCAAGACTGTCTCAGTTAAACGTATCTTCGATTCATGAAGCAAAGATTCCAACTTTTGAAGAACCTTTGGAAGAAAATTTGGAAGTTATTACCCAAAAAGAAGATGAAATTTTCACAGACCTCTTTGGTGAGTAAACCTCAAAAATCTTTAATTGGAGAAATGAGCAGTGATTTTATTGATTACTGCAATGAGAAAAACTATTCTTTGGTAGAATGGTATCAGTGGAGACTTCACATAATAAAAGAAAGAAAAAAACTAGAAAATGAATCAAATAGAACTGACCCCGGAGAAGATTGAAGAAGGCATCTCGCTTCATTACCAAGTGTTTCTTGAAGAGCTGGTAGAGCCAAGAACTGCTTATCAGGCATTAAAAGCACACTACATTATTCAACGCAGCCAGTACAATGAATCGCTAAATACGATTCTTAAAGGCGTAAACGACCCTGCTGTGAATCTAGTAAAAGACTTCTTTGATAAAGTTATTGAACACATTGATGCAAAACTCAAAGAATTTAGAGTTTGAAAACTTTGGAGAAAATACGGAACGCCTTTTAGAATTTAACCAATTGTATTGGGAATGGAAGACTGAAATCCTCCAAAAAGATTTGGAAAGTATCTTAGTCAAAGATAATTTCGAGCCTTCCACTATACAAGAAGTAAAGATACATGAGCAAAAAATCATTCTATGACGTGCTGTGGATGCTGTGCGTCAAAAACAATCAAGTAGAACAATGGATAGAAGAAGGTGTTCTTGGTAAATCTAAGAACACCTTCTTTTTCACCCCTAAAGCAAAAGAAATCCTTGGCATAAGTGATGTCATAGGTAAAAAAGTAGAAGTGATGGATTTTGAATGGGTGGCTTCTTACAATGAAGCTTTTGACAAAAAGAACATTGGTATAGCCGGTAAGAAATCAGACATTGCTGCAGTAAAGGCAAAAATGGAAAAGTTTTGCTCTAAATATGACTATACTCCAGAAGAAATCATAGCTGCATCTCAAATCTACACTAAGTATGCTTGTGATACTTATGGATCTGATAAAGTGCAACAATCACACTATTTCATCTCTAAAATACAAGACGGGGTAGAAGTCAGCAATCTTGCAATGTGGTGTGAAGAATGGCGTACTAACGGCCAGAAGTACACAAGCAAAAGAGTCCTTTAATGAACTTTAAAGAAGTAATTTCCAAAATAGAAAGCCAGAAAGCAATCAAAGAAAACGGAGGGATTACTTCTATACTCCCTCCGTTTCCTCGATTAGCTGAAGAATATGGCGGGTTTACAAAAGGTTCAATCACAGCTATAACTGCAAACTCAGGGGTAGGAAAGACAAAGTTTGTAAAGTACCTCTGTGTAATCTCCTATCTTAAAACAGCCCTTGCAAACGGATTAACTCCTAAGATTTTTTATTTTGCTTTAGAAGAATCAGAGTCAGATTTTTGGCTCTCCTTTGTTTCCATGTACTTATATGAGAAGTTCAAAATATCTGTATCAGTAAAAGAACTTCTATCAGTAGGAAAGTTTACAGTAAACAATGAGCTTATGAGTAAGATTCATCAAGCTGAACAGTTTATTGAAAAGCTTCAAAAGTACGTAGAGGTAATAGACTACATACGAAGCCCTACTCGTATTGTAGAGTATGTTTCTAAGTACTTTGCATCCCCAGAAATAGGAACTCAATTTTATTCTATCTCAGGAGATAAGAAGATTCCCACTACCTATAAATACAAATCAGATAATCTTTGGGTGATGGGAATTTACGACCACCTTAGTCTAATGTCTAATGACATTATCCCCGGTACAGTGAATCGCATGAGCCAATATCAGACTTTTGATTACTTTGTGAAAGATTGCACTCTTTCTGTGTTTGCTAAAAGGTATCAGATGATTAACGTAATCGTTCATCAACAGACTCCGGCATCAGAAAAAGTGGTGTTTACTCACAAAGGAGGAAAACTCGAAGAAAAGCTAGAACCTAGCTTGGAAGAACTTCACGTCAATAAAGGCGTACAACAAGATTACGAAACTGTCATAGGGCTATTCAATCCCTCACGTTACGACATCGAAACCCATAATGGATACGATATTTCCTTACTTGGAAACAACTATCGTGCTTTAAAATTCCTTAAAGACAGACATTATGGGTTAGAAAATACTAGTGTAGGGTTGTATTGGAACGGTGCAGTAGGTAACTTTGAAGAACTTCCTCGAGCAGAAATAATGACAACTGCTCACAAATACCAAGAAATATTAGACAGAAAAACTCAACTTGCCTCTAGTAGGCTTACTTATCTATCATAACATGCACAAATCAAGCGTAGAGATTTTAAAAGTGTTATGTTCTTATGTACATTGCTCCCTTTCAGCAAGCATTTTTGAAAACAAAAATTGGTTCACTACTTATACATGGAGCATAAACGAAGAAAAGAAGTTTCAGTCTTTTCTTTATAAGTACATTCAAAACGACAGAAGTTATCAAGAAATAGCTGAAGATTTTCCAGAAGCCCAAGCAGAATCAAAAGAAGCCTTTGTAAAAAGATTTACTTTGTTTTATGGATGGGATTTAGAGGAAATGATGCAACGAATAGAAGAACATAAAAACCAAGAACTAAACTTACACCCACATGAGTAAACTTATCGGGATAGTAGGAGATACCGGAACCGGAAAATCTACCTCAGTCAAATCCTTAGACCCAAAAACAAACTTCTACATTAACGTAGCATCAAAAGAATTGCCTTTTAAAGGCTCTTCTAAAATCTACAACACGGACTCTAAAAACTACATTGAGATAGAGAATGCTCGTCAAATTGAGCAAGTTCTTACTCAAATCAATGAGAAGGCTCCTCATATCAAAACAGTAGTTATTGACGATGCTAACTATCTGATGGGGTTTACTCTTATCAAGAAAGCTACTGAAGTAGGATTTACTAAGTTTTCTTTGATGGCACAAGACATGTTAAACATGTTAATGAAGTGCAAAAAACTCAGAGATGATTTGGTGATTTTCTATATGTGCCATCCTGAGCCAGTATTTGACGATGAAAAAATCGTAGGGTACAAAATGAAAACAAGTGGCAAAGCAATTGACACTCAGATTAAATTAGACGGATTATTTTCTACTGTACTTTACACAAGTGTAGAAACAGACAAAGATGGAAAAAGCACTTATCAGTTTCTTACAAATCGAAAAGACTTGTTCCCGGCAAAAAGCCCAGAAGGAATGTTTGAAGACTTGTTAATTCCAAACGATTTATCTATTGTATTAAACAACGTAAACCAATACTACAACGAAATATAAAAACTATGAACGTAGACAATTTAGAATCAGGAAACTCCGTAAGCCGTGACTTGTACACGGGATTGGCAACAATCCAAATTCAGTTGGTAAATCCAACTAAAAA